TTTTATAATAAATAATATATATATTACTTATTTTATAATAATGACATATATATTATTTATTATAAAATAAGTAATATATATGTCATTATTAAACATAAAAGTGCCCGTTTTGGTACCTCATCAATTTGAGTAAGCAGTCCCTGCCATGCCTGACATAATACGAAGTACGTTGTAATTCACAGCAAAGATCAACACGTGATTATCACAGCCAGAGAACACATCAGAGCACTTATTATTGACGAAATCGGCGAACCACAAGTTCAATTGGGCTGTGTCGATACGTGAGAAGTTACATGTGCAAGATGGTTGATGTTCCTCTGGATTCAACGCAAATGAGAAAACATTGAGACCATCCTTTGGTGTTCTACTGAAGTTCATGTATGGTACAACAGTATCATACCAGAATCCTGATCGTTTACTTTGACGGGCTTGACCATTGAGTTGAAGTTCAACTTCAGATACAGGGTTTATGGTTCCATCAATTAAAAGACCATGATTGTCATGTTGCCATACAGTTAAATCAAAACGTCTAATGTATTCAGAACGATGATCGTGATCGAATTTATCAACTGGAATAGATAAATCCATAATGGTAATATCATTACGAGTAATTTTATCGACTTCTGGATAATTGAGGGCATCGTTATCAAAATCAGTGAAGATACGAATAATACCTTCGACTTTGTCTCGAAGATCACAATCTTTGTGTCTCTTGAGGAGGGGTTGAGTATGACTCAATCGACCAATTAAAACTGATCCGTCGAATCGTTCGGCAGTGGCTGAATCATTGAAAATATATTTTGGTTCTTCAGCAGGATCAGCTGGATTAATTCCAATATATTCATTTGCACTTTCCATATAGCAATCTTCCTCAGAGACTTCATTGAAATAACCCCATTCATCAAGATCATATTGGGCCAATAGAATTAACTTAGCAGCATTTTGACGAGCAAGTTCCCAATCACAATGATCATAAGCCATAAATCTGCCTCCTTGGTAGTTACCCAATTTGGTTACCCAATAAATAGCTTTGACTGGGTGGTTAAAGTTAAGTTTGTATTTAGCAGAATTGCTGTTACCAATAGATTCTTCTCCAGTGAATTGGAGTTGTTCAATCAAATATTCATGTGATACTTGTGCGAATCGGCGACGTTCTTCAGTATCCAAATAAACATAATTGACATAAATGGAAGCATCATCTAATTCAAAACATTCAGCACCTGATTTGAATGCTTCACTGGCAATGTACAATTGATCAGCAGGCCTAAATCTGACATAGATTTTAACTTGATGGTACTGCAGTGCAATCAATGGAAGAGCTAAACCATTGTTACGACAGAAATAGAATTGGAGTGGAATATACAAAGTATAACATGACTTCAAAAGGGTATTTTCAGGAACATCCCATGATAATGTGCTGATTGAAGTAAGTTCGGGGACATCACCGAGCATCTTGGCAATACCATAATCATGACCAACTGCGCTGGACAATTCTTGCCAGATTTGGAGCCAGTTTCCATATTGTTTATCAATTTGAGAACCTCCAATTTCGAGTTCTGTTTCGTCGACAATGGCGTGTCCCAAATGTCTAACCCAAGCAAATTGGACATGACCAAAACGAGTAAAGTCGCCAGTAAACCTGACTTCTGGTATAATAACTTTCAAAAATGCTTGTGTAATTAAATCACCATTACGCGAAATTTCTGCGGTACCTTTTCTTCCGAAATTAGTTGTACCGCTAAAGTATTGTTCTATAGATTCTACGGCGAAATTTGTGTGTCGCCTGTACACGATTTTAAAAAAATGTGACTTGGGGATTACCTGTTAGGTAAACATCTTGTGCACCATCGGATTTTATTATTATTTTATGATGACCTGTTCATACAATAAGATAATAAATAAAAATACCCCATATCTTTCAATATAGGCCGGACTATACCTTAAGCTTATTATTGAGAATTTAGGAATTCTCTAAAGCCCATCCATTGTAGTCTCTGAATCTCTTTCCTTATTATTATACCTTATTTGATTAAATTATTATTTCGTGTTTTTCCAGAAAACCATCTTGATATTTGACTCTGATTAACATTATATTTTACAGAAATTTCTTTTTGCGTTAATCCAGAATCTTTATCTTTTAAAGCA